AGCATTTGATCTAAAGTAATACAAAGATTTTAACTTGGTTGCACCATACCAATGTACATCATTGACATACTGCATATATTCATCATGCACATCTTGAGACTCTGTAGCCTTTGGAAGTGTGAAGAATAAATTAACAGACTGAGATTGACAAATAAACTCTTGACGTTTATATGCATGTTCTACAATCCATATCTGATTTATCTCATTAGCAGTTTTAAATATTTCTTTTTCTTCATCAGTAAGAATATCTAAGTGCTGAACAGAACCATCCATACCTGCAATGTCTTTCCAAAGCTTAGTAAGCTCGTCAGTTTTAATACCTTTCTTCTTTAAGACTCTTTCAAGGTATTTGTTCTTGACTTGGTACGAACCTGAGAGAGTTTTGTGAGTATATACATTAGCCCTGTATGGCTCAATTGAAGGAGACGTGCCACCACAAATGATACTACTAGAAGCGTTAGGAGCAACAGCCAAAAGGTGAGCATTCCTAAGACCACTACCATTAATATCAGGAGCCTCACCACGTTCTTCAGCGAGTCTACGAGAAGCCTCCACGGATTTGTCTTTAATATGTTGAAAAGCTTTATAGTTGAATCCCGTAGCGAAGATACCTTCAAAAGGGATATTATTTTTTTGAAGATACGCATGGAATCCCATTGCTCCAAGACCCACTGACCTTTCTCGGTAAGCAGAGTAAGCAGCCTTTTTAAAGCCTTCTTGACCTTCTCTGATATGTTTTGTAAATCTTTTGAAGTTTGCATTATATTCTCCTAGCTGTGTGGTATCAATGGCATTATCAATAAAGTGTTGTAGCACATTATCCAACATGGTTATTAAATCATCTATAAACTGTTCGTTCTTTGACCACTTGTCAAAGTGTTCTAAGTTTACAGAAGATAAACAACACACTGCTGTTCTCTCTTCATTGGTAGGTAGTGTAATCTCAGAACATAAATTACTTTGTTTAATTTCTAAGCCTAAGTCTTTTTGTTTTTGTGGTAAAGCCTCATTACAATTATCTATGTTTACAATGTAAGGCTCTCCTGTTTCAGCACGTGCATTTATTATTTGAAACCACAGATCACGAGCATTGATAACCTTAACAGCTTCATTAGTTTTAGGGTCAATCAATCTCCAGTCTTCATCAAGTTCCACAGCTTTGAGAAAAGCATTAGTAATGTTAATAGCGTTATGTAGGTTGAGACATTTGCGATTGATATCACCACCTGATTCTTTTCTCATGTTAATAAACTCTTCAATCTCAGGGTGGCTTATATCCATGTAAGCTGCATAAGAACCACGTCTAGTTATGCCTTGATTAAAGGCAAGCATCTGAGAATCTACGACATGCATAAAGGGGATAGAACCAGTAGACTTAGAACCGTGAGTAGTAGATATACCATTACTACGCACATCTCCCCAATATCCACCAATACCTCCACCTGAACTTGCGAGCCATATGTTTTCATCATAGTGAGCAGATAACCCAGTACGACTGTCAGGAACATAATTAAGAAAACAACTGATAGGAAGCCCACGCTTGGTTCCTCCGTTACTAAGTATAGGAGTGCTAAACATGAACCAACAATTGGAACTGTATTCATAAAGTCTCTGAGCCAACTCATAATCCGTGACACCTTTGTAGGTTGCTCCGAAGACGGAGGCTCTTGCGAATGCTTCTTGGGCATAGTTTTCTCCTTCAATAAAATATCTATCTTTTAAAGTGTCTAAACTAAACTTATCCAAGTTAGATTCTTTGTCATAATTAATTTTAATTCCTAAATATTCTTTAGTTCCAACAGTATCTTCTACCATTAGCTGTTCTCCGTGTCGTGTATGTAAAGCATTATTATAGCATAATGTAAAATTTTAAGCAAGTCTTTTCGATTCTTTCCTTCTTTATTTCCGTATCTTTTTGCATACTTCATTATATTACCCAACGCAAAGCCCTCACCATGTCCACTATCAATGATAACATCCGTTGCTTGATACTTATCTGATGCATAGTGTTCACCGTAAGTATTATTAATGTAAGCTGTAAGTTCTTGTATGAGTTTGTTTTCATTAAATTTATAATTAATCTTTTTCATTTATCCATTCCTTCGGTAATGTTTCTTCGCTAAACCATCTGAAGCCATTGAGATCAGCCCATTCAGCATGTGATCTTTTGGTTTTATCTTTTCTTAGTTTAGCTCCCGGCATTGGTGAGTTAGGTTTTTGAAAAACAAACACCAACTCATAGTTGTCAGGAAGTGCATCCCTAATATGTATGTACTTACTGTATTCTGCGTAATCCCAAAACCTACCTTTTGCTTCTATAAGTATGACACTTCCATCAAACTCTTTTACAAAGTCAGCTTCGTAACTTTTAGGTATGACATAATTAATAGTATCCCAGTGGTGTTTCCAGTCCTTGAGAAAATCTTGGTGTAGATTATATTCCCAAACACTGTCATAACCTTTAGGAGCTTTCTTATCTCTTGGTCTAACCTTACGTGGTATTCTCTTAGCCATCTATAAACCTCGCAGTTATTTCATCAACCTTGGGTTCTCTAACTGTAGTGGTTAGATACGTAAGACCTTTAGAGTATTCAAACACACGAAGACCTGCACCTTCGTTAGCATCTTTATGACATTCAAACTTATGAGGACAGTAAACACAAAGCATAGGGAGCTTCATGTTGCCTGAACTGCCATCAGGAATAGGATTGTAACATCTTTCCGGAGGAGTTGTCTCTTTTAACTGAGACTTAACCTTCTTTATTTTAGCATCTATATTAGGTTTGTCAAGCTCTTGAGGTTTAAAAAGTGCTAATTCTCCAGTCTCTTTATTGATAGCTAGAAAACCACCACCAGTTGTACCTTCAGCTTTCTCGTACCCCGCTAGCTGAGACATGTATCCAAAGCTATCTTCTTCAGCAAGAGTACCGTTTCTAAATTTATTGAATGCATAACCTGATGCTGATTTGATATCAACAACTTCACCATCAATCTTACAGTCCATGTGTCCCATGATACCTTTAACTTTTATTTCTTTTTGTTCGTCAGTAACTTCATGACCTGCAAGTTCTGTCAAGAACAATACAACTCTTTCAAGTAAATGACCATACAAAAACTTAATCATAGTCTCAGGTCTAATAGCATGAGGCTCACGCTTAGAGTTTTGTTCGTACCATAATTGTCTTGTTGGTTTACCAACGTTAGACATACGTAAGGTAAAGTCTTTGTTAGCACGAGGAGTTAGCCAATCCTTTAATGCTTGTTTCATAAACTCAGCAAACTTATCTAAGTCTTCTTCACTTACATCAATAGGTTCTCCTCTTCCAAGGATAGCTACTTTGTCGTAGATATCTTGAACAACTGTATCAAGTTTCTTCTTCATTTCTATGCTCCACAAATTTTAATTTTCTTGTATCGGGATTGAATCTTAAGATCTGAACTCCCATTGCTATTTGTTCTTTTGTTCTAGGAGTTTTAAAAACTTTTCTCTGTACTTGAGTGCTCCATGAGTCACACTTAACATCTATTAAAAGAACATTATTATTTTTATCAAGGGCTATCAAATCAACAGGACCAGTACATCCTGCATTTTGAAAGACTTCATAACCGTTATCCCACAACCAAGTGACTGCATAATATTCAGCAAGGTCTCCCTTCCTGTTTACATTTAGTCTTCCTTTTCCTTTACTAATGAGTTTCACTCCAGTTTCTCCCTATTTTAAATTCACCATCTAATGGACATCGCATCTGATAATATTCTCCTGCTTCTTGAATACTTCTAACTGCTAATTGTCCAACCTTGTTTGCTCTACATTCAGAGACTTCTATCTGCCATTCATCATGGATGTTAGCTACCAATTTAAAAGGAGTCATGCTAAGTTCTAAACGACTACAAAGTATTTCTAATCCTTTCTTCATAACAATAGCACCACCACCTTGTAGTAAAGTATTGAGAGCAGCATGTTCGCTTCTTATATGAATCTTTCTACCATCTAATCCTTTAAGGAATCCTCTCTTCGCAGCTTTCTGTACCCTGTCTTTAAGATTTCTAAGTGATGGGAGATTATCGAAGAAACGTTGTTTAAGTTCTGAACCGTGCTTTCTAGATCCTCCAACCACCGACCCAAGTTT